TTATCACCCGGTTTTAGAATCGCCAACATCAATGCGGCATTGGCTTGCGCACCCGAATGAGGCTGCACATTTGCATAGTCGACATTAAAAATCTGTTTCGCTCTATCAATGGCTAGCTGTTCGCTTTTGTCTACTACCTCACATCCGCCATAATAGCGTTTACCTGGATAGCCTTCGGCATATTTATTTGTCATCACATTACCCATGGCACGCATCACTTGCTCGCTTGCAAAATTTTCAGAAGCAATCAGTTCTAATCCATGCTGTTGACGGGCAAATTCCTGTTCGATAAGACCGAATATTTCTTTGTCAAATTGCATATTTGTGTTCTAATTTTAGGGGCTAAAGATAATTGATATAAATTTGAAAATCCTGGAATTTGAAATTGCAGGAACGCGGCAACGAGAATAATAACCCACGAACGCATTCAAACAAGAACAAAACAACTAATATGAAAGTAATTATTCCGGTGGCGGGTGCAGGTGCAAAACTACGACCCCATACCTATACACAACCTAAGCCACTTATACCCTTGGCTGGCAAAACCATCCTGAGTTTCATCATTGATCAGTTTATTGAGTTAGGCCAACAAGATTTTATTTTCATCAATATACCACTCGGACAAATCAAGACTTTCTTCTAATAAATGAGAACGTTCTTTTTCTTCCCAGTAATACCATGGTTCTGTAACGATCAATTCTTTTATAAATCTTTTTGATGGTATAAAATAAATTACATAATATCCCAAATTTTCCCATAATGATTGTATATTTACTTGATATGGCAAATGTATAAAACCTTTGTATTCACAAATATGTTCTGAATCTCTATATCTATCATAATTCTCGCCAAATATATCATAATCAATGTTGTATTTTTGTAAAATATCTTCATATATTTTTATCTTAGTACCTCTATTATATATAAAAAATTTATCTTTATTTGGTAGATGGATTTCGTCACATAAATAAGGAGTCAAATTTATACATTTATCGTATAAAAATTGAATATTATGCAGTTTTGCATAATGTTGATCATAATTATTATCTGAACAAAATATTACTCTATTATGGTTTGACATTTCTGAATACAACTCTAGATATTCGTCATCATTTTTCCCAAAAAATCCCCAATCAAATCTATTTGTAATGTAAACAATGATAAAAAGATTGTGTTTATCTATATTTTGTAAAAATGGTCTAGCTACCATAGACGTATCTGTAAAAAATAAACACGTGTAATCATTTAATTTATTTAAATCATGATAATGATTCCAAATGTCATCAGCCGTTTGTTTGCTAATATAAAATCCGTTGTATACACTATTTTCAGTTACAAGTTGGTCACGTATATTTAAATAATTGAACATATCTTCAATATTTCTACGCGTTCCACTATGAGATGTTATATGTAAAGTTTTCATGATGTATTTCTATAATAAATATATAAATTATTAGAATTTCTTTTTTAAATTCTAATAATTGTAACTTATTCATAATTATTTTTTATTTTTCTTGGTTTTACTTTTTTTATTATAAGGATCATTTTTCAAATTGAAACCAAAATTAAAGATATTTTTTTGTGTTTTCTTTTTTTTGCTTTTCTTTGGTTTATTTGTTTTTTTTGGTTTGATCGTTTTTTTTGGTTTGATCGTTTCTTTTGGTTTGATTTCATTGGATTGAGCAATTTTATCTTTCATGACTTGTGGTTTATAATTTAAAAACCATTCATCATATTCCAGCGTTCCCTTTTTCGTTTGAAGTTCTTTGAATTTTTTAGCCTTTTCAGCACGCATTTCTTCAACAGATTCTTGATGACCATAACAAATGACACTAAATCTTTTAAGCAATCCTTTTTGTTGCAATCTATTTTTTTGTTGAACATCAAAAAGAAATTTGGACATACATAATGTTCGTTCTGAAAATTCATTATAATACTCGCGATTTGTATACAAAAAAGACAAATAAAAACTTAACATAGTATCTATGGTGGCTATTTTAACATTATGACCATGTATTTTAATAATATTGTAACTATGACACGCGATTGGCTTATAAATAAATGCTATAGAATCGTTTTCTATCATTACTTCATAGTGTTCTGGAATAATTTCACCAATAGGCTTATGATAAACTATTTTTGCTTTATTAATCCCAGCGTCTTTTAATCTTTCTACTACTATTTCAGCGGTTATTTTTGGATCATGTGATAAAACATCAAAATCCGCAAAATGTTCTATTTTTTTTTGTAAATGTTTAGGCATATATTGCGAATAAAGTGAAATTGCATAACCACCAAAGAATACAACACCTTGATTTACTAATGTATTTTTTACATTTTCATAAATATTGTTTTGATTGGTTTTATCAAACATTTCTCTCTGAAAGTCTAAATTACAATCGCTTTTTGTTAAAGGGTAATTTTTGTTCAACAAGGTTAACCGTTTTAAAACCTTTTCCCATCTTGAGGTATCTCCTGCTGGTCTAGAAAGTTCCAAATACATTGACATCCTTAAAAAGTTAGGAGGTGCATACAGTATTCCCGATACACGGATAGAATCTTTTTTAAGTGCAGAGTAGATTTCTTTTGGAAGTTGCGTTAAATCTGCGACTGGTATGAAATTAACAAAGACTTTGTAGGTTCCATAATGTTGTCCTGATTTTGCTTCAACATCTGTATAACCATTTTTATAATATAAATCTGCCAACTCTTTTGCGTCACTTAAAGCATCTGGCGTAAAAAAATCGTAATCAGGGATTTCAACATCTTTATTATAAAATTGATCTTCTAAAGGTAGTATGTTATTAATTGCGGTACCTCCATAACAAATTAAATTTTTTACTTTTATAAAATTTTCTACGATGACAATCATTTTTTTAATTTCTTCTGAATTAACAATACGTTTACCCATTTTTTCTTCCGCGTTATCAACCGCCATACGTAATATGGCTAATTCACAATCTTGAAAAGTAAGGTCCTTGCATATATTTTTATTATGTTTTTTATCATTCTTCATATTTTATTTATCTTACAATAACATGATAAATAAAATAAATAATATAAAATTAATAATTTAATTATTATAATCAAAATGAATGAAAATGAATTGCAAATTGATTTAATCATTCATAGATGTCTAAAAAGTCGTATAACACACGAATATAAAGAGTTATGTAATATTTATAAAAATAATACCATACTATTATTGTATAATAGTGAAACACTGAAAGTTACAATTACAATAAATCACATGAGTGACGTGTATACTTTTATTATTAATGAAATGTATCCATTTTATTCACCATTATTTTACTTCAATAATGAACCTTATTCACATTATTTAAGAGTGCCGTCGCAGCGATTTTCAGAACACATAAAAAAATATACTGGTAAAGTTTGTTTTTGTTGTTCTTCTTTATCTTGTAAATACAACTGGTCTCCCGCGGTTAAATTAAGAATGTTTATAGATGAATTAAATAAAATAAGACAACATAAACGAAATGCCGCTTATAAAATTTTAGCTGACAAGATAAAAGACAACTATTTGATAGATGATATAGATTTAGATTCGTTTTTATTTTGTAAATCTTATGTATAACTTACATTCCAGTTAGCATGCATATTTACTTCAATTTTAGTTGCCCCTTCAGATAATTTTGTATTAACATTTTCCTTTAATTGTTTTTTTTGGTATAAAATCTTATAATCATCGCAACTTTTATATAGTAACGTAAAATATTGAATGAGCTCATCTTCACTACAATCTGTCATGCTATAACATTTCATTCCTGAAAAATTATTCGCGTCTAATATAGCACATAATTTTTCACTATCTTCTTTGTTATCTAATAATAAAAAATCATTTGTTTTGTCTTGATATAATGTTTTTAATTCATCCAATTTGTTATAAAAAGTATCTAGGCCCAATATGCAATATTGTTTTGTATAATTCAAGTTTACTACGTCATTGCAGTATTTATGCTCATAATTTGGTCGCTTCCATATTTGACTATTATTACATCTGTATTTTTCATCTTCATATGCATCATTTTTTTTCATAAATTCATCTATATTATAGTGTTCATAACAAAATTTATTTAAATTCCATATAATTCGGTTAATTTCAGAATTTCTTATTAATGAGAAATTATTGTTATTGTTATTCATGTATTGAATATAACCTAATTTGTGAATTCTTGTGATTTTTGTATTTACAGCGGTTCTAATCAAAATTTCATAATCGTCTAAGATAGGTAAATATTCAGAAAAATTACCCATATTTATTAAAGTTGATCTTCTCCATATTCTTGGATGATTTGGTACGCCTACAATATGATTCAACGAAATATTGTTTATATTAGGAGTCATTGATACAAATACCCATTTATTTCGTATTTTTTGTCTGTAATATCCAGAATAACCTAACGCATAAAAATCACCATACTTAAAATTGGTACCATCTTCATATATATTTATAAAATCCATATAAATAAACCCTACTTTATCATCCTTATCAAAAACACTTGCTGCGTCTGATAAAACATAATCTAATATTTCATCATCATGGTCCATTTCTAATAAATATTTACCACGACACAATGAAATCGCCTCATTTTTGACATTTCCTATATTACCATTATTTTCACTACGTTTATATAAACGTATCCTCTTATCCTCGCTAAATGTGTTTTTTAAAAATATAAAATGCGAGTCATTCGGAGAATCATCCAAAATTACCCATTCCCAATCCCTTAACGTTTGAGTTTTTATACTTTCATATGCTCTTATTATTTTATCGTAAGAGTTGTAACAAGTGGTAAATAATGAAAAAACAGGTCGTGTATTTTCTTGGTGTGAAAGACAAGACCGTATGTAGCAAAAATTAACACCATTATTAAATTCTTCTATGTTGTTATCATTTAAATTTGTATAATGTAACCATCTTATTCTCATTCTATCAGAAATAACATCATTTACATCTTTATGATAAAGTGATTCGTTTTCACCAAATGTAACTAATAAATGATAATTTGAATCATATAACTTATTCAATTCTTCTTTTTTGTTTACAATAAAAATGGAACATAAAAATTTGTCTTTGTTGGCATTCAAGAATTCATCAATATAAGAATAAGTATCGTGTCTAAAAAACAAAATGTATGGGTATTTCATTGGTTTACAATACAACTAAACTTTTAAATGGTAATTATATAAAATAATTTAAACATATTTTTGAATTATTTTACAGTATAAAATGAAAAAGGCAATTTGTTTGATTACAACAACACCAAATAAAATATGGCTAGAATTTTTAAATAACTTTGAAAACTATGATATTTATGTTGTAGTAGATGATTTAATAACAGATTATAAAGATTACGACCAAATTTATGCAAATATTCGGTTCATTAAAATAACAGACGACGAATGTAGACAATATGGTTATATTCATTCCAGTTATATGCCGACATCTTCACTTGCATTTAATGAAATAATAGCCTGGGATAGAGCATTATGTTATTTTACAAATATGAATACAAATTATGAACAAGTATGGGTTTTTGAAGATGATGTGTTTTTTTACAGTGAAGAAACGCTTTTGCAAATAGATCTGAAACATAGTAGTGATGCAGATTTATTATGCAAAGATAAAAACCCGGAACCGAAAGAAGGTGAATGGTGTTGGTTTTGGCCTGCAATTGAAATCCATTTTCATGGGCCTTATTTTCATTCACCTATTTGTGCAATTCGCTTATCCAAAACATACTTGGAAAAATTAAATGATTATATTAAAACAAGTAAAAAATTAGCGTTCATTGAAGCATTACTTCCAAGTATTGCATACTATAATAATCTAAAAGTTGAGCTTGTAGATGAATTTAAAAAAATTGTATGGAGAAATAATTGGCAATTGTCAGAAATAAATACGCACGATATTTTTCATCCAATAAAAAATATGGAACAACAAGCAACCTTTAGAAGCAACTTTTAAAAAGCAACTTTTCAAAAAAGTTGCGCAAAACCAGGTTTGCTCTACTTTTTTCCCCTTTCTCAAAACTGGTTTTGCGCAACTTTTTTGAAAAGTTGCTTTAGTATTTGAAATCATAATAATCACTACTAGCATTTCTAGTTTCATAAGAATACTCAGGTTTTTGTGGAATTGGATCAGGAATAGTAACTGGTTGATATCGCAAATTTTCTGGTTTTAATACAAAAGCGTAACCTCCTTCATCAAAGAAAATTGCGTTTTCTTTCAAAAAGTTATCTACATATTGATAACGCATTGCGACCATTTGACACCCGATTGCTCTACATAACATACCACTCGGATTAGTTGGATTTGAACCAATATCTGGAAAAACAATTGTCATACAACTTTTATTAAAATTTTCCAATTCATTAACGTCGGGTGTATTTTTAACATCATAATATGATAATCCACGCATAAAGACTGAATTACTTGTCAAGTTTACGTATTCCATAAATTCTTTGTTTTCTAAATAGGAATTGTTTGATTTATCAACTATTAAAATAATTTTGTTCATAAAAGACGTTAGTGGCTGTCCTCCAATATTTTTACCAGAATTTTCATAACTATATTTTTTACCTAACATAATGTCATCATAATATTTAAATATTTTTGCTAAATTATCATAAATAGATTGTTCGTTACTTTTGATTCTTAAATGAATAATTAAAGGGTCTGTTGGGTTTGGAACAGCTCCGCCAGAGAAAGCATAATTCGTTATTACATTCATTACATCAGTAAACTTTACACTATTGAGTGTTTCTTTCACGAAATAATTATCATCACCTGAACTACTACTTGATACAACAGGCTCATTATTAATATTGTATATTTCAAAATCTAGGCATCGTACGCCCTGTTTTAGAATACTTTTTAGTATACAGACATCTACGTAATCATTATGATAACTTCCTCCACTGCATGCATTGAAAGCGGTTTTAATGTAATAATCGCATAAATTACCACTACAATCACTGCTACTAGGAGATATAGATTTTATATTTCCATTAATAGATGGATATAACTTATTCAAATAACTACATTCTTCTGATTCAAGGTTACTTTTAAAAATCCTATATGAAATATAACAAATAACAATAATCAAAATGAGTGCTAAAATAAAATAAGAAGCAAAATCTTCATTCATGTTTTTTATGTTGTTTATTACATCTAAAATCTGATTTGGCATACTTAATATAATATATTATTTTAAAAAATTAAAATTATTATTATCACAAATATTATTATTTAGAATTTAAATAATAATATATATTAATTACTAATAATTTTATATTATGGCAGGTGGATTATTAAATTTAGTATCAAGCGGACAACAAAATGTAATATTAAATGGTAATCCTTCAAAAACTTTCTGGAAATCAGCATATTTAAAATACACGAATTTTGGTATGCAAAAATTCAGGATAGATTTTGAAGGAAGTACTACTATGCGTTTAGCAGAATCATCCACATTTCAATTTAAAGTTCCACGATATGCAGATTTGTTAATGGATACATATATTGTTATAAACTTACCAGCTATATGGAGTCCAATTCTGCCTCCTCAAAAATATGTAAATCAAGATGGAACAACTTCATACACTAATTGGGCTCCTTACGAATTTAAATGGATTGACTACATTGGTGCAATGATGATTGACAAAATAACTATCAATTGTGGTAATCAGAAATTACAAGAATATTCCGGTTCTTATATATTGAACATGGCACGCAGAGATTTTAGTGCAGAAAAACTAAATTTGTTTTATGAAATGATTGGTCACGTTCCAGAAATAGTTTCGCCAGCTAATGCAAACAGTCGTGTGAACTCTTATCCAAGTTCTTTGTATACTGATAACCCAGCAGGGGCCGAACCCTCTATAAGAGGAAGGCAATTGTATATTCCATTGAATTCATGGTTCACGCTTAAGACACAAATGGCGTTTCCTTTGGTTTCATTGCAATATAATGAATTGCAGATTTATGTAACAATTAGACCTATTAATGAATTATTCAAAATTAGAGATGTTTTTGATTCTGTGAATAATTTTCCATATGTTGCACCTAATTTCAACCAATACCAAAATCAAATGTATAGGTTTTTACAAACACCTCCTGACACTGAATTGGGAATCAATTCATATGCGGATCAACGAAGTATATGGTTTCCAGATATCCATTTAACATCAACCTATTGTTTTCTCTCTAATGATGAATCGCGAATATTTGCTAAGAATGAGCAAAAATATTTGTTTAAGCAAGTAAACGAAAAGGTATTCTATAATGTGACTGGACCAAATAAAGTGGATTTGGATTCACTTGGGCTAATTTCAAGTTGGATGTTTTATTTCCAAAGAAGTGACGCAAATCTACGTAATGAATGGACCAATTACAGTAATTGGCCGTATAATTATTTGCCTTCCGATGTTCAACCGGCTCCTACTGTCGGAAATTATACGTTATCTAATGGGAAACAAATTGGTCCAGGTGTTAATCCAGATGGGAGATTAACTGGTTATGTGACGTCGGGTACATATACTACGCAAAATATTAAAGAAATACTAATTAGAATGGGGATATTATTGGATGGACAATATAGAGAAAATATACAGGATGCTGGTGTCTTTAATTATATAGAAAAATTTACTAGAACTGCTGGTTCAGCACCGGAGGGCCTTTATTGTTATAATTTTTGTTTGAATACATCGCCTTTAGATCTTCAGCCGTCTGGTGCTATTAATATGAATCGTTTTAATCAAGTGCAATTGGAGTTTACAACAACTATTCCTGCGTTAGATCCTTTAGCGCAAGTTTTGACAATTTGCGATCCGGAATCTGGGGATATTGTTGGAATCAATAAACCTACCTGGCGTATTTATGAATACAATTATAATTTGTATGTCATGGAAGAACGGATTAATATGGTAGTGTTTGTGGGTGGAAATGCGGGACTTATGTATGCTACCTAATCCACCTTTAAGAAAGGTGGAGCCAAATCCTTTGATTTTTTTTGGTTTTACCTTTT